TGAAAGTTAAAAATGCTCACGATAGTCTAATTGGTAAAGTGAGGGATTGCTTTTGATAATTTCAGTTTATTTTTCTACTCCTAAGAATATATTTTGGTGGCCATTGTCTTGGTTCATAAGATTTATGGAGTCCACTAATCGACCAACGCTTTATCATAGTTCCCATGTAGCTCTTAGGATTGGCGATTATATATACGAAGCGGTTTTCTTCCTGGGAGTCAGGAAGATTTCCTTCTACGAATGGCGTGGGAAGAATAAGATAAGTGTACGGTACAATGCTTATGTAACCAGAGAGGATTTCGATAAAGTGCAGAGTTTTTGTGAGGGGTCAATAGGGGTACCTTATGCCTTCATGGAGTTGTTCGGTATAATGTATTCCAGGATGATGTTTAAGTTATTTAAGAAAACAATTAATAACCCATTCAATATACTAAAACGGAAAGTTAAATGTACCGAGTTTATATTTGAGGCAATTAAAAAAAGTTCCAGGTTCGTATTGAAAAGTGATATAAATAACCTAGGAGTTAAAGGTTTTGAAGATGTAATATTGGAGAAAGACCATGCCATTCCAAAGTGAAAAACAGAGAAGGTTCTTATGGAAAAAGCACCCCGATATTGCCAGTAGATGGTCCAATGAACATGGAAGTAAAATAAAAAAAGGTAAATTCCCTAAGAAAAAAGGAAAATAAGATGGCAAAAATTACAGTCTATGGTGGAAAGAAAACTGGACCTCCTGCCAAGAAGGTTGAACCTCAAGGCACTAAAGATGCAGCAGGAAAGATTATTCCCCATTTTACCAAGGGGGAAGCTACTCTAAAAAGAATACTTAAATTTAAGAAAGAAGGTCCTACCCAAACAGCCGATGATAAATATTTTGAAAAACCTTCAGTAAATACTCAAGCACAAGAGTTTAGGGAATTAACAGCCCTTAATGAGAAACAAAAAGCCAAGGCTTCTAATATCCAAGGGATCTACGATAAATATAAAGCAAGTAAGGGGGGGTATGATAACCTTTCTCCACATATAAAAGACTATATAGGGGGAGTAAGTAAATCCTTAGTAGAAGAAAATGCTCCCATCATAAAACGGATAAAAGATTATGAAGCAACCACCAATTACCTTAAGCCTGATTTAAAAGGGAAAGAATCCTGGAGACCTTTAGCTGGAGAACAAAGAGATATAGCTGGAGTAGCTCCTATAGTAAAAGGGGCTACCCCCGTATCTCAAGCCAATCTTATGGAGTATGTTAAATCTAAAGTTAAACCCCCTGGAGGGGCTGCTCCTACTGGTCCCAGTCCAGTCCAAGTGGATCAACAGAAAGAAGCCCAGACCAATGCCCAAGTAAATCAAGACATTCACGACTTCAATAAATATGTAGCTAAGAAAAACAAGGGGAAGATCCCTAACAAATAAAAGGAGGAAGCCATGGGTAAAACAAAAAAGAAACCTGCGAAAGGAAAAACCAAAGACAAAAAAGAAGCTTACTAAAGCTCACGGTAGGGTGTGTCCTCTACATAGATGGCATACCTATCCCCTACCGATAAAAGTCTCAAGGATAAAAAGTCCCCTGACCCTTTATCTGGATACCATTTGATCTTCTCAGCGAATATCAACGGTCCTTTAGGTAATTTTTGTACTTGGATTATTTTTAATACATTGGAATATTTCAGGACAAAGTAAACAATCTGTTCCTCTTTCTCCGCTACTATCACCTTATCTTATGACCTCTCTCCAGTTTAGCCTTAGTCATTAAATTGGCTTTATCTTTTTCCAGTTCCTTCTTAGCCACCAGGTAGATGTTAGCCTCTTTCTTTACCACCGCTTCTATCTCCGCAGCCTCTGAATAGCCTATTTCCTTTAAATATTTTTTCATGGTCAGGTTGTCCGCTATTAGCCCATTAATAGAGGGCATAAGGTTGGCGTACATCAGCCTCATGGCATCCATATAGCTATCGCACTTGGAGAAATCGCATTTACTAAGCACTAGATTGAATAAGGCATAACCGTCAGATACTTTTTCAGATTCCACCTAATAACTCCCTGTAACCTTTAATATGGTCTTTGTTTAGCCAACCTTCTTCTAAAGCAAGATAAGGCATACGTTTCAAGGTCTCTAGGACCCCTCTGTCCATCAATAAGGTAGTAACCTCTGCTTCAAAGATCATGGCACCTTTGACATGAAAGAATCCCGTAGGCAGTAGTTCATAGTCCCTGGCAAAAATGATTATGCCAAACCCTATAAATAATCCATTGTGTTTCAAGGCAACTCCTTACAATAAATTAATAGCTTCAGAAATATCTTTGGCTTTTTTATTTAAAGTACGAACAATTCTAGCATCCATAGCTCCCGATAGCATATAGTGGATAACACATTTTCTATCTTGGCCAATCCTATGGATTCTTTTCTTAGCCTGTTCATTCACTGGTCCGCACCAATTAAGATCATTGAATACCAGATTATGGGAGTTCACTAAAGTAACTCCTTCACTAAGCGTTCCTAGAGTGGCTACTAGAACCTCTAGCCTACCCTCTTTAAACATTTCTATATATTTTGCCCTTTCTTTTTGTGTCGTGTTGCCGTGGATGCACCTAACTTCTTGCCTGATTAATTCAGACTGGATAATCAAGGCGGCATCAGGGTGGTCGCTATAAACCAATATGGGCCCCTCCCCATCCAGTAATAATGCCCTGACATACTCTGCGGTGAACTTGGCTTTAAAACAGGCATGGGCTCGTTTAGCGGTGGAGATGTGTTCCGTAAGTCTAGTGGTCCGTTCATATTCCTGCCATTCCATGGATAACGCAGTATCGCTACCGGAATTGGCATATACTTCCTTCTCTAACATTTCAGGAAGGTCCAATACCTCGGCAGACTCCCTTCTGATATACTTACCAGTAAGAGCCTCCTTTAATTGCTCCCCATTACGGAAGCCTTCATATTTTATTATCTGATTGTTGTTAGTGGTTCTGTGGATAGCCACCCTAAAGGAAAACTTATCACAGAACTGATACCAGGTGGGATAGATCTTCCGAAGATCCACTCCATTACATTGGTCTGGACAGATGCCCAGGAGAGTAAGGGGTACATAGAACTCTCCCACCCTATTTCTAAGCGGTGTACCTGAAAGCATTACCAGGAACTCTGGTTTCCCTTCCACCAAATGATCGTACATATACTGTGCCCTGAAAGACTTATGGGATTTCAAATAGTGGGCTTCATCACAGACTACATAGTTACAGATTTTATATAATTCCTTCCCCTGCTTGAGCATAGAGTAGGACGTGATATAGACATCCCTATCCTTGGGGATATTTTTATAATGATAATTTCTTTCTATCACATGGAATTTAAGAGGCTGGGTGGAGAATTTTAAAAACTCCTTTTCCCAATTCCTCCTTAAATGGGGAGGGCAGATAATCAGTACCCTTTCCTTCCTCAGGAAGATCCTCTCTAAGGCTACGGCTATGGCTTGGACGGTTTTACCCAGACCCATATCATCACCGATTAGAATATATTTGTGTTCTCGGATAAAAGAACTGCCGTCCTTTTGGAACGGCAGTAACGGAAGTTTTAAAAGTTCCATTAGTGGACTGACCCCATAGCGGTTTCTAGAGCCGACTCAAAGGCAGGGTGAATTTCACCCATATCGTCAAAGATTAAAATCTTTCCATTTTGGGAAAGAGAAAAATCAATTGCAGCCTTTTTCTTATCGGGGTCCTGATTCCAGTCGGGGCAAATTTGAGAGAGCAAAGACCCTAGTTTGTTCCTATGAAGGTCAACTGTCCTGTCATAGACAACACCCTTAGGGGGTTCTACCTTTACTTCCTCAACTTTTTTCTCAGCCACTTTCTTAGCTTTCTTTGCAACGGGAGGAGCCTCTTCCTTAGGCTCTGTAGCTTCCTCGGGGGTTGACGTAGGAGCTAATGCCTGGGGTTTAGATTCTTCCTTCCCATACACATAGTTGTGAAAGTGAATTTGGGCATTGTAGATACACTCGTCTTGAGCTTCCTCTAATGTTTTAGCGGCAGACTCAAAGAAAGTGGATACCGATAGAGTCTCGGTAAAAATCCTAATCTTAAATTGGTACTTCTTGTTAAGCTTATCCTCTAGGGCATGGACAATCTCAATGGAGGGTCTGCTAAGGGCAATCTCTTCTATCTTTCGGACTTGCCCATAGATATCTTCCATCTTTTTACATAGCTCTGTGAAATCTTTTTTCATAGTATTTCTCCTTCTGATCTATAGGAAAATCCATCCCTATAAGTTAATTTTTTACTGTTTGAAAACTCCACCCCATGGTGGCACTTGGACCAAAACTGGCAAGGCTTCCCCCACTCTATGCAAGCGTTCCTGTTTTTAAGAGGAACACTCTGAGGGTTTTCCTTGGAACCTTTGGCAAAGGCAAGAGCTTTGGATATAGCCTCATTCTCCATCTGGACATATTCATCCCACATTAAAGCCAGGGTAGCTTTAGGGATTTCTATATCCGTACAAGTGATGTTGTTCATCATCCTGTCGATGAAAGACTGTTCATCCTCATTCTTGCCCATCTTATAGGGACCAGGCTTGGTAACTGTTCTGTACCTACACCCTTTGAACTTATTAGGATCTAACGTAAGCATCTGGGCTATCTTCAAATACCTGGAAGAGTAAGCTGCCATCTGCAAATCGTAGGGGAGTGAGGTGAGAAGATGATCTTCAAACCTGGAAGTGGTTTTCAAATCCACTATCCACCAATTGCCTGAAGGCTCAGACATAATGGCATCCACATATCCTATATATTCCCCGTCCTGGATTTCTAGTTCCAAGGCGGTAACCATTAACCCTGAAAATTTATGGGTAAGGGCATACGCTCTAATCATGGCGTGTAGTTTTTGCCACCACCCCTCGGGGCAAGGGGTTTCTTCCACAGCCTTGTTAAAAGCCGCTTCCAAAGTACCCTTGGTCCCGTGGTGGGAGATTTCCATGATCCTATGAAATATAGTTCCCACATCCAAAGCGTCAGAAGGCGTGTAATCAGAATCACTAGGAGTTTCCAGTATCTTGTGATGTACATACTTCTGCTGACAATTTTGAATCAGTTTAAGGGAACTGTAAGACATTAGTGCCATTATAGATCCGCTCCTGCATCTTCGGTGGTGATATCCTTAGCCCCAACACCAACGTTGATAGAATGAGATCTGGCTCCCTTGTATTTTCCTTTGGTAAGAATAATCACGCCATTGTAAAGTACTCTGACAGTATCCCCTACATTGACCTGATCCATTTTCACATTAAAACCTCCAGAGCTATTAAGCCCTGCCACCATTCCCGGATTTAGGTTGTCCTCTTTCTTGGAAAAAGCGGTAGAGATTACTTCAAAGATGTAGGAAGGATTTCCATAGTTATCTTCCTTCTGTTCCTTGTAGACTCCCACGAACTCATCCCCTGGGTTCCATTTTTTCCATGGACGGTACTGACGTGATCCGGTGATTTCTTTGTACATAAAACAAACTCCTTAATTTATTCTCTGGTTTTACAGAGATGTTATGCCCTCACAGGCGTTTAAATATTTTTTGTAATTTATAATTTCTTCTTCTATCTGTTTCTCAGAGTACTCTGGTAGAAACTCTATCCACTCTCCCATATTAGGATGTCCCAGGGTAAACTCAGGACTCCAAGCCATTCCTTCCACCCGAATAAGTTCTCCAGGAAAGAAATGCATAAAGGCTTCTTCCATACATTTTTTAAATAGTAAAATATTTTCTTCCACCTTGGCGGTGTCGGCTTCCATATAAAGGGCATCATGCAAAGTGAAAGGGATTTTAAGTCCCCTCTTCCAACAAAGTTCATCCGCTTTCCGCATGATCGCCCCACCAGTTCCTTGTACCGGAAAGTTAGCCACAGATAGGGGGTTAGGATTATCGCCCCATACTGTCCAACCGTCCGCTATCTTTAAATAGCCGTTATGGATGTACTCGGACCTGATTTCATTTCTCCAATCATCAAAGACCCAAAACACCCCTAAGATATTATTGATAAGGGTTTCGGCATCCTCTCTGGTAATTTTTAAATTATCCGCCATGGCTCCTGGTCCTATTCCGTACATGAGAGATAGCATGGCTTGTTTATACTTAGGGCGAAGGTGATCCTTCCCTGGTCCCTCCACTTCCCTCAGCATCCACAGATATGGATCACCTGAATGGTAAGCTTTATACATTGAATCGTCTTGTGCAAGGAGGGCTGCAATTAAGAACTCTTGTGAAGAGTAATCTATGCCACATAGAAACCTGCCATTAGGTGGCTTGATAAGGACCCTCATCCACCTGGATTTGGATGGTATGAATCCAGTGGCCTTAGGTGCGGACCTGCCAGTCATGGTACCGAATATTCCCATAAACGGTCTGGCTCTGCCATCGGGACCCACATAGTCCAGGAAAGATTTCTCCTTGTTAGCAGGGAGGAATCCATTTAAGTTCCTTCTAATCCTACCCTGTTCCAGGAGTTGAGCCCCAAAAACCCCTCTAGGATAGGGAGTTTCATAAGGGAAACCCTTTTCCATAGCCTCTTGGTCGAGGCACAATCTTCCAGTCTTGGTTTTCATCCAGGTTTCGTGTAATTTATTCTCAACTATGTAGTTTACAATGGGAGCTATTTTCTTGGTAAAACTCTGGGTCCGCTTATTCCACAAATAGACCTTCTTATCAGGGAACTGTTTATTGAAATCCACAGCCGCATCGTGAAGTATCAGAGGGCTGTTAATGACTAAAGACTTAACTGCATGGAGATCCACAGGGTAGCCGAAGTCAGTCCTTAGAGCGGTGATGGCAGCGTACATCCCACGGTTCATGGCTTCTACAATATAAGTGGGACCAAAAAGATTAAAGTTCTTATTCTTAATCTTCTCCCATAACAGAGGCAGATATTTGGTATCGGATTCACAGTACGCTAAAATGGCATCCTTATTCTCCTCGAGCACTTCATAAGGCTTATGGATAATGATATTTCTTATAACCTCTTTATGTTCGGTATCTATCCTAATCTTAAGCATCTTATAAAGAGCAGCCGCTAATGAATAAGACGGACGGGAGTTATCCAATAGCCTGGAAGATCCTCTTTCCGGTGGGTGAGTAACCCTTACCTTCCCATCTATCAACTGCTTTCCATAGGAGAGTTCATTATTGTGATTGAGTAACATTCTATATTCTAGGTAGAGGTCAATCCATTTGAAGTCCAGGGGATTTAAGCCTAAAGAGTTGAAGCATCTAGCCTCAGCCTCCACCGAATAGGATAAAAAAACGGTGTCCCTCATCGTACTGAGTAATAAGCCCAGGTCCGAACTATTGGTCAAATGGCGGTTTAACCAATAACTCTTGGAGGATAAAGGGACACCGCTCAGTATGTTTACACATACCAAGTTAACTTTAGAGCTAGTAGTATTATTAAATTCAAAGTCCAGATATGCAATTTTCATTATAAACTTTTATGAGGGTCAATAGATGTTCCCATTTAAGAACTGCCATCGTTGCCTCATTATCAGCCTTAGAAATTAGTACAGGGATTTCATATTGTCCACAAGTAATTTCCTTGAATGTAGAAATAGGCACATATTTTTTAAGCCGCTTGCATTGAAATACGAAGGGTCCAGTATTTTCCAGGTCTTTTCCATAAGCTTCGTCCATTTGAAACTCCAGGTGCCTTTTGGCGTTAGGGTATACGGCTCGAAGTTCCTTAGCCATAGCCCGTTCAAAACTAAGTCCCTTTTGTCTTGCTCCCTTGCCGTTCATTTTAAAACCTCTTTAGATGCGGTCATAATAAATCCCCCAAACTTTTTTCTATATTTTTTGTCACTCTTTCTTTGGCTCGAGCCAAGGCTCCTTTAAAAAAATATATTCCAGGATTTTCTCCTTCTATATACTCTCCAACAGGCTCACCAAAATATTTATGGCGATCTAGGAATCCATTTAAAGAGGGAATATCCCTGAAGCCTTCCTTTGGGCGGTGTACTCTTTTATATTGTTGTTTAAGATAATCCAAACTTATAAAATCCCCCTGGTCATGTCTAGCGGATCTCTCTAAAGCTTCCAATACTATTTTGTTTTCATGTTCTTGCCAATAGTGCAGACATTCCCAATAGACTTCTCCCTGGTAGGGGATATGGTCGTGTTTCATCCATTCCCTATCTGGGTGTTTGAGATATTCCAACAATATCCTCACCCACTTAGGGTCTTTCATTCCCTTGGCAACAGCATGGGCATACTTGGGGGGGAAAGTTTCTCTGACAGTATCTACATAGGCGGTCCTTCGCTCGGGACACTCGGTGTAGTTATCCTTAAAGTTGTTGGAGGTAATTATAGGGCTACAGAAGATCTTCATATTGGCATTGGAGTCTGCCCCTTTGGAAGTACCCGACATATACTCAGCCATCATTGCTTTAAGGGAATTGTATCGGTACCCAGTGATGGTTAATTCGTCCATCACATAAACCATGCACCTGAACATTTCGATGTTGAAGTTGTCAGATCCAAACTTGTTATGGGCTTTGGCTACATTGTCCTGTCCAATACACGCCCCTACCGAGTCTACAAATAACCCTTTACCAATACCCTTATTACCTAAAATTACCGGAACCCAATTGTTCCTGGAAGTAATCACCCGATAAGCCCAATGTTCCATGGCTTTCCTGGAATCCCCTACAAAGATATTTAATAGAGCCTCCATTTCGGGACGTAATCCCTCTCCACTATAAGGAGCTTCCAGTACAGCTTTGGGAGGGGACCATAAATTATAGATATTTCCTCCCTCCACTTCAATTACCTTAGGGGAGTGTGGCTTATATTCCAGGACCCCAGGGGGAGGAAAATATTTTCCCAGCCACTTGGAGGAAATCCGCATAATCTGTTCCGTTTGTGGGTCGTAAGAATAATACATTGGATCTTTATTAGGGGTTGAGTGGATAAATATCTCTTTGCCTTGGAGAATCTTAGGAAGCTTTATCTCCTCTTCTCCTTCCTCTAAATCATTAATAAGGGATTTATAAAGAGTATTCCTTTCAGAAGAAGATAAAGAGAATAATTGATTGGTGGTTCTAAGAACCTTTGTATTTTCTGTAGTTTCGATAAGCTCATTTAAAGCCTTTTCAATCTTGGCATACACTATAGTAAGAGATACTTCCCTATCTCCAATGTACAGTTTTTTACCCTTTTTGACCAATTCAATGGAAGTTAATGCCTTCCTGACAATTTCGTCCTTCATAGATATCCTTTTTTTTATTTTTTAAATTAGCAGCTTGTATTTTGGGATAGTAACTGTTATCTTGTCAATCACGATATCCATTTTTTGAATTTAGCAGGAAAAGCCCCTATTGTTTAAACTTTAGGGGCTTTTTTGTTTGGTATCTCAAACAAACCCCTGCAAAGGGGCCAGGTCCTTAGAGGAAAAAAAAATAGATATATATATATTCTTTTTCTTCTTATAATATATAGAGAGACTGTGCAACGAACCGCATATATACATAAAGGGCCTTACGGCCCCTTCTTGACACCCATTGCTAGTATCTATCTTTAGATACTCTGTATAAATTGATGCCAATATTATGTTGTAAAGTTCGGTCCTTTAAGGCTATAGTGGGTCTATGGAATCAGTCAAATATAAAGAAGCTTATTGTTTTGAATTGGTAGAGCATATGGGCAAGGGTCATTCCTTCTTTTCCTTTGGTGGCGTTATAAGTGTCCATAGGGATACCATGATGCGGTGGACGGAAGAACACCCTGAATTTGAAGAAGCCAGGAAGATAGGTAATTCTAAATCTCTCCTCTATTGGGAAACCATATTGCATGATGCCTCTACCAAGAAGATCCGTGGGGAAGCTGAACTCATTGTATTTAAGCTTCGGGCACAGTTCAGGGAGGACTATGATGATAGACCACCCCCAACGGACATTAGAATAAGCGGTAGTGGGGCAGTATATCTTACCATAGACACTGGGATAGACCGTACCAAGCAAAAGAAATTACCGGACGTAGTAGTGCCCTCCAGGGTGGTACATAACCCTGCTGACGACCTATAGGATAAAAAACGGTCCTTTGGGTCCATATTACGCAGTTCTCTTATTTGGAAGTTAAGTCGCTATAACTATCCATTAAAAGGTATAATTTCCCTGTTTTGTATCAATTTATACCTAGTTAAGTATAAAATCATAGATAATCCATCATAGACAATCCGTTATATTTACTACTTTACAGTTAGGACAGCTTTGATGCTTCTTATTATAGATATGTTTACATTTGATGCAATAGCTATAAATATTAGGATATTTTTCTAATTTCCTCTTATTTTGGGCTTCATATACCCTATCACTATGGCATTGTTTACAGCATAGTCTTACCAATCTACCATTATCCTTTAGATCATATTTTGATAGCGGATAAGCTTTAAAACATTTGTTACAAGTTATGGTATCCATATTCTATTTCCTCCGATTTATGATGCAATTTATTAACTTTTTGTGCCATTTTTTTGATGCAAAAATCCCTCTTCTATATACATTTTTTACAGCATTTCGTAAAGTCGTAAAGCGTTGAAAAGATTGACTTTTTTGATTTTTTGCGTTAACTTTCAATTTTTGTGTTGCCATTGACTTTACGCTGAGATATTTTGTCGATTCAAATTTTGTGTAAACACTTTCTAATAATTGGAGATTTTTTATGGGAATCATTTTATTTTGGCTTTTTAAATTGAAAGTAGGTAATTGTGTAAATAGCATGGTGAATATTTACCCTATGTCTTATGAAGAGAAAAGAGAAATTTGTACAGAATATGTTAACGCTCAAGAACAATTATATAACTTTAAAACTAATGTAGGGATAACGCAATAACGCTTTATCCATTTTAAATAGGAGTTTCTGTTATGATTAAAGTATTTGGTACTGTTACTGGTGGAGATTTAGAGGCTTTTGAAGTAGCTGATGGTGCTACTGTAAAGCAAGTTTATGAAGCTATGGGATTAGAGGGGACTTTTTTACCTTCGGTAAATGGTCGTCCTGCTACTATGGAAACAGTAGTAGCCCATAAAGATGAAGTAGATTTTGCCAATAAGAAAGATGGTGGAATCTAAATAACACTAGGGGATATATCATTATATCCCCTTTTATTTTAAAACGGAGTGAAAAATGAATGAAGAAATTAGAGAAAGACTAACTAGGGCCATTGAAGATTTGGCCCACTATCAGGAATTTGTAGATAGTGAAATTAAACAGGAAATGGCAAATAACATAGAAGATTTAGAGTGGCTTAAGGAAACTCTATTTAAAAACGGGGTAAAAGATGAGTAGAAGTAGAAGAAGGTCCATTTCGCACCTATCTAATATAACTGTTAGATAAGCCTTAAAAGCTAGAAACAAGTTATTTAAAGACAATAGCGAATCAATACAATACTTGGCCAACAAATGTAGAATAATGAATTGGCTTTATGAAGTTAAATTCTTTCCTAATTTTGGATCTATAGGTAGAGCAACAATCCTAAGTAGAGGGGATATAACCGAAGCTATTTTAGAAATGCAAAACATTAAAGACTTAGTTTTACCTAAAGAGGATTTAGAAAAAACTCCTGAAATAATGGAATGTTTTTCTAGGGAAATAACCGACCCTATTAGAGAGAAATTAGAGTTCTTGAGAAACAGTAGAAGGGATTCAGCAAGGTCTTTAGAAAATGAAACTAACTTTTTATTTAACGATACCTTAAGTAGGGAAAGTATTCTAGCTAGACATAAACAAGAACTGGACAATCTAGATGAGAATATAAAAAGTTCTGAAAGAGAGATAGTTCACTTTACCGCCATGATATCTAAAACCGATGCTGAAATAAATGCCTATAAAGATAAGTTGGAAAAGATTCTAGAAAAGCAATTAACTGAAACTGAAGCAGAAGCTAGGGATAAATGGTTTAGTGATTTATGTGAGAATCTAGATAGGGCAAAAGCTGAAATGGATAAGAGAGGTTGGATATATATAGGTCCAATGGCAAATCACAAACATCTTATAAGATGGATAAAACCTAAAGTTTATGTCCCATCACCTAATAACAACCAGAAAATATACAATTTAGGGGCCGTTATTATAGTGTTGGATATAACTACTCAAAGGGAAAGATGCCGAGTTTATCCGCTATTTTGTAACCATATATTCGATAATAAGTTTCACCCTTATGTAAGTAACAGCCATGATTTATGTTTTGGTTCAATTGCTCCCTCTATAGATAGTAAAGGTGAGAAAAGAGAAGGCGATATAGCTACATATTTGATCAATGTAGATACCCTTCTAACCACCGCTCCTATAAATGGAACGCCTTACATTAGAATAAACAAGTTGCTTAGGGGAATCAAAGTAGCCTTATATACTGTTCCAATGTACGACAAAAAAGCCACTTATTTAGGTGAATCCCATGAAGGAATAAGTGCTACTACATTAGAAGCTATATTTTCTAGACAGGATTTAAGCAAACTGCCATTTGATTCCATAAAAGACACTATAGAGTTACTTAGGGCGATTGCCATTAGAGATAATGCAGGAATTGAACCTAATATAGAGGTCCATGATGAGGAATTATATAGTGATGAAGAAGAAGAAATAGTAGACGAAGAAACAGTATATATAGATGAACCTATATTACCTATTAGTCCAGTAAATTGGGCTATGTTTGATACATCAACTGAAGAAAACGGAGGTATAGAATGAAAATAGTAGTTTTGCCTGATGTTCATGAAAAAATAAAATATTTTATGAAAAAGGCCACGCCTAAAGAGTTATCAGGATTTGGAGAAGTAGAAGTAATGGACGAATTGCTAGTAATTAACAAATTTCACCTATTAGATAGTGGTGGAACTAGTGCTAGTACAAGTATTGATGCTGAGAAATTACAAGAACTGCGAAATACAAATTGGTCCACTAGACACAATTTAAGATGTTGGATTCATACTCACCCTACAATGGGTGTTTTTTGGAGCAGTACTGATATAGATACCATAGTGGAAACTGGAGGGGCTGGTTGGATATGTGCTATCGTATTTAACGATAAAGGGGAAATGTTAGGTAGCTACTATCAAGCTCCTAAAGATGGTAGACCTAGAGTGTTTATCCCTAATGTAGAAGTGGTAATAAGACCTATTCTAAATAGTGTTGCAGTAGAGTTATGGAATAGTGAATTTGAGAAATATAAACGGCCTGAAGTGGTTGCTACTGTTCTAGATAAGAAAGGGATAAAATGGGCCGATGTTAGACACAAGCCAACCGAAGATAAATCCTTTAAATTTGAAACTGATATAACCAAACTAGTAGATGAAAAACCTAGTTTTGTTACATTACCTGAAGTTTTTAAGTTTCTACCTAAGAAAGAAAAAAATCAACTTAGACAATTAATGGATTTAACAGTTAAAGAAGGGGCTAGCCAAGTACATATTAGAGATGGTCTAGAAAGCTATATAAATTTCACTAGGTCTTTACCTGAAACAGTAGATGATTTAATGGATTATATGGTTGAACTAGATGAAGGCACTCCAATAAATCAAAATCAGTATACTATGGGGGGAATGTATGAGGGTATCTAGATCAGAAATGTTTGCTAGGCATAGGGATATAATTGATGTTCCTGAAGATATTATGGTCCATGTAATAGGTTGTGGCAGTATTGGTAC